TACCTCTTCCTTGATGGTCCGCCCACACCTTTATATTTCACTAGCCTACGAACCCCAAGATCTCCACCCCGTGCTTTTAGTTCAGCTTGTTTAACTTCTTCATTAAAAAGTGCAAAGTATTCATTTGCTGCTCTAGGGTCACTCCAATCTCTTTGTGGGATACGTAACAATCTATACAAAGCTCCATATATAATCCCATCCCTGTATGTATTAGAAAAGTTGGTGTCTATATTACTAGTGGTTCTTGTGGGTTTTAAGGCAACGCTGGCTAATATGCCATTGCTTAATGTAGAACCCGGTACGGGCACTAGCCAAAAAGTACTTGGTGTTTTTTGTAGATAAACATTTGGCCTTCCAGTCCTGTCTCTCCAATCTGTAAAATTTAACTCTAGACTACGTGGGCTGATGGGATCCATGTCGTTGCCATCAAAGGTCATCCATAATATTTGATGTACTTCAGTGCCGGTTGGGGCATCAAAATCGTACTCATACACACCTGATACTGTAGTTATAGGGTCTAAGTCAAATACGAACGCTTTAGAACGCTCTGCAAAATCTATTGTAGCGGAACGTATGTGGTTCTCTACTAGGGTATCGGGACATCCCGGTACATATGGTAGGACTTCTTTTACTAAAGAATCAAAACTAGCCATTGCTAGCCTCCAGCACCGCTGATAGGTAAAGCACCTGTAGGGTTGTTAGGGCTCACTAAGGCTTGAGATTGGCCACCTTGGCCTACGCTGCCTGTGAACAGTTGGTAATGAGTAGCAGCTCTTTGGCCGTTACCTGCATATTCTGCATCTTTCATGTACGCTCTATATAAAACAAAATCTATAATGGCATTGCCAAATATATCATCTACTGAAATAGTTGCGCTAGTATTACCTAAATTTGTAGGAGAAGCTGAAAAAACAATTTCTACAAAGGCAGTTCCGGCGACGCCTGGGTACACGTAGTACTTTCTAGGATCATCTTCGTCAAATATGTAATGTTTTGGTATGGTTCCGTGCGCAGCATCCCCACTTACAGAGGGGTTGTGCCAGTCTGGTTCTTGTGTATTTAAGATGTCTACATCTACTATTCTAATTGCCCTTTTGCCTGTAGCATTTGCGGCAGTAGCACTCATTCCTCTGACAACTTTAATAAGTCGTAGTCCAGCGGTAGGTAAAGTTTGTTCAGTACCCGTAGCTAATTGTACATTTTGATGAGTTGAGGAAGCTTCAGGTCTGAAATTTACAATCTCTCTTTGCGCATCGTTTATATATCTAAGCAATTCTGCTTCCGGCCATCTAACACTTGTTGTGTCTTGTAGAGTATCTTGAACTCTAGAAATAATATTCGCGCCCGTTAATGTTCCCATTAGTTACCCTATTTAAATGTCTTGTGCAGCTATTATTTCTTCAATTAAGTCTGCTTTCTTTTTTCGTCTATCGAGTTCAATGCCCAATGTACGACCGTGTCCTTCTAGTTGTTCTTTAGTCATATCTTCTAAAACTATCGTGGTTTCTTGTTCCACAGCTGCTTCTTCCTCTATAACTACTTCTTCTATAACTTTTACTTCTTCTATAACTTTTGGTTGTTCATCTGTTTGTACGCAACCGTTTTGTAAGCACAATAGTGCTAAATCTCTACCAACCTCTTTCGGTACACCCTGCTGTAGTCTTACAGATGCGCCCCAAGTTGACGAGATATACTTGTCTTCATTTTCTGATACTATCCACATAATTTACTCCTAAAATTTAAAAAGTTACGGGCAGCTCGTTAAAGCCACCCGTAAAATATAACACAATTAGTAACTTACATCTAATCTTATTACACCAAAGTCTTCAACCTGACCAGAAATGTCAGAGTTGTAAACTGGTTTCTTAAGACCAAATATTTTACCAATTGAAATACCGTTTTGGTTGCCATAGTCAAAGCTGTCTTCAACTATTTCAGGAATACCAATGTCGGCCATAGCTAAGGCTTGAGCACCTGCAAAAATACTTGCAGATCCATTCACGTTAGCGTTTGCGCCCCATTTGTATCCAGCTGAACCAGCATTAGCTGATGCACCCGTTGTAGCTCCAGTAGTGTTAAACACATGTCTAAACTCATGAACCATAACTCCGTCAACCATTAAGCTTGAAGAACCAGAGAATAAGCTTGAGCTTGGTCCTCTAACACCAGCATTTCTTACGTTAGCAAGAAAATCTGTATCAAGTTTAAGACTTGCCATTACTTGTGGAGTAACAAATAGATGATACATCTCTTCATTACCAGCACCTCTTAGGCCTCTAATGTAGTTGTCTTTAGCAAAAGCTTTAAGAGCTACAATAGTGGAGTATTCCATTTTGTCAGCTGCAGCAACTGCAGTAACATCACCAGCTACTAGACCATTAGTTGCGTCCCATCTTCTATGTCTGTTAGACGTAGGAGCTGTAACATCACTTGAGAAAGCTAGATCGCCAAGATTCTGTCCTGAATTCATTACAGGTCTTAGTCCTCCATTATTCTTTAGTGTATAGCCTATACCTGCTAGAGATAAAAACGCTAATTGATCCATTCTGTCGGCCATTGCATAAGCAAGAGCGTCTCTTGAATGTTCTCTAAAGTTCACAACTGACTTTTGATCAGCAAGTCTGCCTGAAAGTCTGTTAGCGAATCTTAGTTGATCCAATTGTACATTAATGTCGAAAGCTCTTAATGACTCTTCATTACCCTCTAAAGTATTGTCTCCAACGATACCGTCACCAGTCATATCGGCTAAAAGCGTTAAAACGGCTCTAGCTCCTTTTTCTGATTGAGTAAGTTCAGATATTCTCTGAACCATTGCGTTAGATCCGCTACCTGCGAATTGGTTAATGAAAGACATATTTCTTGCGACACGCCAAAAATCACGCGACCAGATCGTTAATTGTTCACTGGTAAGCGCAGCAAAGTTTGTGTTTGCCATGATAAATATCCTTTAAAAAAATTTAATAACCAGTCGACTTTTGGAGCGACCATTTATCCGTATACCCTTTGTCGTTGGGGAAACGTATTCATACTTTTACGAGGTGAACTCAGCCAGATTAACGTCAAGACAGACGAATACGAGTTTTTAGCTGCACGACCAGCACTGACTATCGTATCAGTAGACGAATACTTATGTTATATCACAGTTTATCCGAAATCTCCACGCATTCTTCTTAAAGTCTCTGCGGGAAGTGCGTCGAATTCATCAGTTGATAACACTTTTAAATCTATTTTCTTGTCTGCTTTAAGAGCAGCCCCTTCTCCTGACATAGTAGGTGGTTGGGAGTCTGCTGCTTGTAGTTTTTTAGCTACAGTAGCCGTTTTTCTCTTTTCTTGAGCCACTTTTGTCTGCGGATTAATACTAGGAACGCTTTGTTGTGCTTGAGATGTGGGTGCAACTACATATTTAGCAGCTTTATCTAGCGCATCCGCCCCAGTAAAGCCTTGGATCATAAATGCATCGCGTAAATCCATAACTTCTTGAGTAACTTCCGCGTTGTAAACGTCACTATTCTCATCTAGTTGAGGAAATGATGTTTGTAACTCTAAAGCTTTAGCTTGTAGGGCTGTATTTTCCTGACTTTGCTGTACTGTCTCTCCCATTTTAGATTGCACTTCAAACATAAACTGTTCTTTCTCTGCATTCCTTATTTCATTCCTAAGTTCGACGGCTTTTTCGGCTTCCCCGTCTAATACTAAGTTTTGGTACTCCAATTCTCGAGTAGTAAAGTCATATTCTGGCGCATTCTCTAACACTTGCTTGTTAGCGGCGTTAGATTCGTCTAATTGTTTCTGTAAAGCTTTTTGTTTAGCTAAAACTTCATCTAATCTAGATTTAGGTACCATAGGAGCCTTGTCTTCTACTACTGGCTCAGTAATTTCTCCTTCATCTGATTGTACAGGTTGCTGTGTATCGCTTTCGCTTTCATCATCCAGCTCTTCTTCTGTTTCAACTTGTGTTTCTGCAGTGTCTGCTGTTTCTTCTTGCTCTCCTGCTTTCTCTTCCATTTCTTCAGGAGTAGTCGTGAGTTCATTTTCTGAGATTTCTTCAATTTCATCCTCCTTGGGAAATTCTACCTCGTCGGGTATGTCGAAGTTTAAGTCTACTTCAAATGGTGCGGCGTCCGCGTCAGATATAGGATCTGCTCCGGGCATAGCGTCCAGTATTAGTTTATCGTCAGCGTTAGCTGTAGTTTCTTTTTTAGCCATTGTTGTTACCTCCTGTAGGTTTCATAGCTGCGGTAGCCATTTTAACTGCTGCCGCGGTGTCACTTTGATTCTTACGCATATCGTTAGTAAGCGAAGAAAGTTTTTCACGTAAATCGAGCTCTTCTCGTTTAGTCTGTATCTTACTCTGTAATTCAGCAACCTTCAACTGTGGATCCTGTTCGGCTGCTTGTGTCTTAGCAACATTGAGTGCTGATTCGGTTTGAAGTCTAGTTACTTCAGCTTCTAGCTTAGCTATCTCAAGCTGCGTACTTCTGATTTGTGATTCCATTTGGAACTGTTGTAATTGTATTTGTTCTTCTGTTGGAGGAGCTGTTCCTTCCTGTTGTCTAATTCTTTGAGCCACATCTGCCTTACGTGAAAGATGTGAATACTCTACTATTAAGTCATTAGGTATTGGAACGCCTGCGCTACGTAAAGCAATAGCTTCAGCAAACTGCATCTCATCAAAGTTATCTCTAGCAGGAGCTGTTCCTATTATTACATCATACTCGCCCAAAGTAAGGTCATTTATAACTTCCCCTTCTGGTGTCATTTGATTTACTGCCAATGGAACTCTAGGTTTGTATGGGTCTGATTCATCTGTTATTTGTAATACTCTTTCTTCTGTGTAATAAGCCTGAACCAAATTTAAAATTTTCTCTGCTAGGTATTGCCTAGTTTTTTGTAAATGATCTAAAGGAACTTGTATCATCAATGTTCCTCTGTTTTGTTTTGCCTGTATAGCAACGCCTGAAACTTCTGCGCTATCTGTGCCCAACATAGAATCTGATATACCACTAATTGCTTTTATATTGTTTGCGGCTTTTTGCCCTATTCTATCTAACCCGGTTGGTATTTGATTAGGTTGTATTTTTGAAGGTGGAGTTGAACCCCTGTTGTACTCTAGTACTAACCCTGTTTGGGCTCCGTGTTCTTCTAAATCATCTGCTGTCATACCAGACAGCGATCCGCCCTCTACTACCCAACCGCTGTTGGCAGTTGTGTTAACTATATGTAGTTCTTGCGAAGTAATTTTGTTTAGTTGTTCTTGTGGTGATAGTAGGTTACGAACCATTCCAAAAGGTTTCCCTCTTCTAAAATATGGGAAGTAAGGCACCAATGTAAAATGATCATAAGGAGACCAGTCATCAAACAATACAACTGTGTCGGCTGTTACAGTCCAACGTACCTTTCGCATTTTTTTCTCTACTATGTCAAGGCCATACTGATCTGCAAATTGTTCTCTCTTTCTTTTGCTCCAGTTATATGGAACCTGTCGTTGGTCGCCTGTTACAGGATCTACATAAAACGTGCAATCTTTTAATCTGTAGTATTGTCTTTCTATAACTCTAATAGATCTAAGTGCGCGGGCATTATCAGGGTCCCCTGGGTAATCTTGTCCGTACTCATTTTCGTCTAGATCCCCATACCTTTCTTCTTCGTACTCCATAGAGTCCGCGCCTAAGGTACTGCCCATCTCGGCTATCATTCTTAACTTGTCTGCTTGTTTTTGGTCGTACAGTTCTTCTATCTCATCTAAACTCATCCACTTGCTTTCAAATATCTCGTTCCAAGTTTTTGGGTCGTAATCTTTGGCTGAAGGATCTATGAGAATATCTAAAGGGTCTTTGGCTGTTACTCTTACTTCTCCATTTACGTGATCCGCAAAATCTATACGTACGTCGAACCATCCCCTATCTTGAATAAGTCCATCAGAAAAAACTGACGACTCTAACCAGTCCAACTTGTTGTTGTCTGCTATTTGTCTGTATACTTTAGTTAGGACGTCGGCTATGTCTTGTTTGCCGCCACCCCTTGGTTTGAATTCTACATCTGCTCTTCTTTGACTTTGCTCACCGAGCACTGCATTAATAGTAGGAAGAATAGTATTTACAGTTAGAGCTGGTCGCCCTTGATCATCCAACACGCTCATGTCGGCTTCATCCCATTGGTCGCCCCTGTAAAAAGCGTCGCATTTTTTGGCCATGTCTATATAGTCATCATGCCCGTTATCTCTAGCTCTTGTATAAGAGTTCCATTGTTGTTTGGCTAGTGTAAGTTCTTCACCTTTTGATAGATTCTTTTTTACTTTCTTATATGCCATTATGCGCCCATTGCGGTTTTCTTCTTGTTATCCTTAACTACGTGCCTAAGTTTATCTCTCCACGACGGAGCGTAATCTATCCCTTGAAAATTTACCGCAAACTCAGTCATCATTAATCCTATCCATGCTATAGCGTCAACTTGGTCATCATGTGTACCGTTTGGGAAACGCAAAAGTTCCGCAACTAATGGGCCCGTCCAAATAGCGTCTTTAGGAAAGTATACCATGCCTTGTTGCATTCTACCCTGTATCGCTCTTGCCCTTGCTTCTTTATCTCGCCTACCTACTTTTAAGTCCTTAAAGTATGCTTCATGAAGGCCCCTCTCGGCAACCCTTTTCTGCAAAAATGGTCCAATGGCCATTTCGATATGTCCTCTTTCTATACCCACGATTCCCGGTCGCCACGTTTCATACAGATCTAAAATCTTTTCTACTATTTCAAAACCGTCATACTTACCACGGACAACATCGACAATATACATATTATCATACTCATCTACGCCAACTACAATACCTACCGTATAATCATTTCTATCTTTCTGCCCGATGGCCAAATCCCACGCACAGTAGAAACGTAATTGGTCTTGTTCTATATCATTCCTGTCGTAATACTGAATCATCTCCCGGGTGAAGTAATCGCCGTCATCGGATACCGGATTTTGTTGATATAAAGCTGACCAGTCTCTAGGACCAATGGCTTTTCGTATTCTATCTAAAGAAGGTACGTCGTAGCGGTCTTCATGTAATGCTTGGCCTTCTTCCCTAAATTCTTCGTCCATTTCAGCGATTGCGGGGTACTTAACTACTTCCCAGGCATCTGCTCCATTTGCTTCTGCCGTAAGTAGTTTGCCCGCTAAGTCATCATCGTGCCAACGCGTAAGAATAACTAGTATTCCTCCACCGGGGGCCAAACGTGTATAGGCGGTAGATGTGTACCAATCCCATGTTGATTCTCTATTGTTCTCGGACTCTGCATCTTCTCTGTTTTTTACTGGGTCATCGATAACTAAAACGTGGGCACCTTTACCTGTAATACCACCACCAACACCGGCCGCAACATACCCGCCGCCGGACGTGGTCAACCACGACTCAATTGACTGCGAATCAGCATCTAGTCTGGTATTCTCGAACACTTTCTTATACAATGGTTCTCTTAAAAGTTGACGTACTTTTCTAGAAAAAGTCATTGATAAGGACCCAGAATAAGAACAACTAATGAACTCTTGATTCGGATGTCGACCTATATGCCAAGCAGGGAACGCTATACTGGCTAACGTGGATTTACCATGACGAGGCGGCATAAAGAGCATCAACCGTGGTGACTTTTTATTAGCTACATCATCGCTGAATTTTTCTAACCTTTTGCATATGTCCTTGTGGACCCAACCTGCTTGATAATCTGGATTAAATTTTTCTACAAAAGGGAGCAAACGTTTACGTGACAAAATACGACTGGCTAATTCTTGCTCTGCTTTTATATTTAAAGATTCTTGGACTTGCTTATGCTGAACTTCCGCTTTTTGTTTCGGAGAATCCGGGAGCTGGTCAGATTCGTCAGCCGCACAATACACACACAACCCTTTCGGCAACACTAGGTTATCCGCTAAAAGTTTAAGGCATTTATAACATTCTACTTTTTGTGTCATTTAAGGTGCTCTATGTCAAACTTTACCGGAGCTTCCGATTCATGTTTGACGGTGTTAATCCCCAACTTTATAAAATACTCTGCCAACAACTCTGGATCGAGACCGTGGACCGTGGCTAATTGTTGTAGCTCGGTACGCACATCTTCGTACACCCAGATTCTTTTTCTCCCGACTTTAACCTGTAACTCTTCAGTCATGAAGTCTTTAAACTTAAATTCTTTAATCGTCGTCTCTGTCATTTGAAGGCTCTAAATATTTCTGGTCCACGCCCGCCATCTTCAGCAACTCCCCATCGGATAGTTGTTCAAGTTGCTTAACGTTTTCCACATTAATATTTATTTGGGTGGCGTTCTCTGGGGTAAATAACCCGTGCAATTTACAGAGCGAATCAACTACGTTCTTTTCTTCTGTAGCATTCGCCGATTTTCTATGCGCTTCTAAGTACATACTTGTAGCTGCAACTCTGTCGAACTTCACTTCTTCTCGCATCTCTCTTCTCAAGTATTCGAGCGCTAGTTCCATTTTTGG